GCAGCGCTCGAAGCTCGCGGAGATCTCGGCGCTCTCGTCCGTCGAGAAGCCCATCTTCGTGCCCGAGCAGGTCGCGGGGCACCAGATGTTCTGGGAGCGCGACAACATCGAGAACTACCCGTTCCTTTTGCTGAATCCGATCACGCAGGCCGATGGCTCCGTCGCGCCCGCTGGCCCCATCGGGTACACGAAGCCCGCGCAGGTTCCGCCCGCGATGGCGGCGCTGCTCCAGGTCACCGAGCAGGACATGCAGGACGTCCTCGGCTCGCCGCAGAACGCCGACAAGCTCATCTCGAACGTCTCGGGCAAGACCGTCGAGGCGATTCAGTCGCGTCTCGACGCGCAGAACTTCGTTTACACGTCGAACTTCGCGAAGGCGATGAAGCGCTGCGGCGAGGTGTGGCTCGGCATGGCGCGCGAGCTCTACGTCGAAGAGGGGCGCAAGATGAAGACGATCGGCCCCGAGGGCGAGATCGGCTCCGTCGAGCTTCAGCGCCCCATCATGGGCGAGAAGGGCTTCGAGCTCGAGAACGACCTCGCGAGCGCGAACTTCGGCGTGAAAGCCGAGGTTGGTCCGTCGACGCAGAGCAAGCGCGATGCGACGGTGCGTTCGCTCGCTGGCGCGCTCGCTGCGTCGAGCGACCCGCAGGTGAAGGGCGTGCTCGAGCTCATGCTCGCGATGAACATCGAGGGCGAGGGCATGACCGACGTTCGCCCGTTCTTCCGCAAGAAGCTCGTGACGATGGGCGTGCTCGAGCCGACGCAGGAAGAGGCGCAGCAGATGGCCGCCGCCGCGCAGCAGCAGCAGCCCGACCCGCAGACGCTCTACCTCCAGAGCGCCGCTGCCGAGATGCAGGCCCGCGCGACGAAGGCGCAGGCCGACACGGCACTCGCCATCGCGAAGAGCGAGGAGACGAAGGCGAAGACTGTCGAGACGCTTGCAAACGTCAACATTTCCGCGCAGAGTCAGGCTATCAAGACGGCAGAAGCGATCGCGCGAGCCACTACCGCGCGACCGCCGACACCGGCAGCCGGGCAGCCGATGCCCGAGTAGCAGCGCGACGTGATGACAACCGAAGAGCAGGAGACGACCACCGAGGCCGAAGAGACCGCCCCCGAAGTCGAAGTCGAGGAGCCCGCAGGCGAGCAACCCGCCGAGGCCCCCGAACCGGACGAGGACGCGGTCGAGGACGAAGTGATCGTCACCGTTGGCGACGCACCGCCGCCAGAAGCACCAGCGCCGGAGGAACGCGACCCGAAGCTGGTGAACAAGCTGCGGAAGCTCTTGCGTGAGCAAGAGCGCAAGGTGCGCGAGTACGAGACGAAGCTGAAGGCAGCAGCCCCGCCGGTCGAGAACACACCGCCGGCGCTCGGGGCAAAGCCGAAGCTCGAAGACCTCGACTACGAAGCCGACAAGTACGAAGCGGCCCTCTCGGCATGGTTCGAGCGGAAGCGCGCTCACGACGAGCACGCGCAGAAGCAGAAGCAGGCCGAAGAGACGCAGCGGCAAGCGTGGCAAGCCCGCCTCGACGGGTACGCGAAGGCGAAAGCATCCCTTCGCGTGCGCGACTACGAGGAGGCCGAACACGCGGTGACCGACGCCCTCGACGTGACGCAGCAAGGCATCATCGTCTCCGGCGCCGAGAACCCCGCCCTCGTGACGTACGCGCTCGGAAAGGACTCGACGAAGCTCGCCGAGCTCCGCGCCATCACCGACCCCGTGAAGTTCGCCTTCGCGGTGGCCAAGCTGGAGACTCAGTTGAAGGTCACGCCCCGCAAACCCGCATCCGCCCCCGAAACCGTCGTGAGGTCCAACACGCGCGTATCGGGTGCGACCGACTCAGTCCTCGAACGCCTCGAAGAAGAAGCAGACCGGACCGGCGACCGCTCCCGCGTCGTCGCGTACAAGGCGAAGCTTCGCGCGCAGGCGAAGAAGTAGTTTCCCCACCCATTCATCAGGATTCAGACCATGGCCAACGCATTTTCCAAAGAAGAGAAGGTTGCCTTCGATCAGCTCCTCGAGGGCTTCAACGACGCGCTCGTGATGTCGCGCAACGTCAACGTCTACAACTACAACCAGACGGACGCGGCGCGCACGACGGCGATGCCGGGCGTCCCCGTCCCGCCGATCTCGCCCGCGGGCGCGAACTTCGGCACCGTCTGGCGTCCGCAGCCGTACATCATGACCTCGGTCACGAGCACGCCCGGCATTGGCGTCACCTTCAGCGACAAGACGCAGCTCACCGTTCCGGCGAGCATCACCACGGTCAAGACCTCCGCTTGGGCGATGACGAGCACCGAGCTCCGCGACGCGCTTCAGGAAGGCCGTCTCGCGGCGGGCGCGAACCAGAAGCTTGCCTCCGACATCAACGTCGCGCTCATGCAGGCGGCCTCGGGCCTCGGCTCGCTCGTCGTCCCGATCCAAACCCCCGCGGGCTCGTTCGACGACATCGCGCTTTGCGACACGCTCATGAACGAGACCGGCGTCATGGGCGACAACCGTTACCTCTCGCTCTCCTCGCGCAGCTACAACGGCCTCGCGGGCAACGTCGTCGGCTCGACGCGCTCCTTCGGGCAGAACAACCGCTCCGACAAGGCGTTCGAGCGCGCGTACGTCGGCATGGTGTCGAGCTTCGACACTTACAAGCAGGACTACGCGCTGCGCCTCACGGGCAACACGCAGGTGGTCGGCGCCGCGACGATCGCGACGAACGGCGCGCAGGCGAACTTCGTCCCGAAGGCGACCGACGTCACCGTCGCTGGCGTCCTCAACGTCGACAACCGCTTCCAGACCGTGGTCGTGAACAACGGCGCGCTCTTCAACGTGGGCGACGCCTTCACGATCGAGGGCATCGAGGCGGTGCACCTCATCACGAAGCAGCCGACGGGCCAGCCGAAGACGTTCCGCGTCGTTGCCATCGCCGGCAACAACGTCACCATCACCCCGCCGATCATCAGCGCCGACAACGCGCCGTCCGAGGCCGAGCTCCAGTACAAGAACTGCGAGCGCGCGGGTGCCGGTCTTGCCGCTGCGCAGGTGACCTTCCTCAACACCGTGACCGCTGACCTCAACTGCTTCTGGCACAAGTCGGCGATCGAGATCCTCCCGGGTCGCCTCGCGATCCCCGAGAACGCCGGTGTCGCCGTCATGCGCGCGACGACGGACCAGGGCATCGAGGTCGTGATGCAGAAGCAGTTCGACCTCCCGACCTCGACGACGCGCTTCCGCCTCGACGTGCTCTTCGGTACCGCGGTGCTCAACACCGAGATGTGCGGCATCCTGCTCTTCGGGCAGTGAAAGCCAGCCAACCGGCGAAAGGAGGAGCGGCTTCGGTCGCTCCTTCTTTTTTGCTTTGCGCGTGCTACCGTGCGGGCCATGCCGCTGACGAAGGGTTACTCGAAGAAGTCCATCTCGAAGAACATCAAGACGGAGATGAAGTCCGGCAAGCCGCAGAAGCAGGCCGTCGCCATCGCGCTCAACACCGCCCGCAAGGCGAAGAAGGCGGCGAAGTGATCGGTGAGATCTCCGTCTACGTCTTCCGCAAGGCGAACGGGCGCGTCATCTCCGAGCGCGTCTTTGAGCGCGCGACGCTCGAGCATCGACTCCGCCACGGCTACACGCTCGACCGTTCAGGCGTCGCGCCGAAGCCTGCCGAGCCCGTCGCCGCTCCTGAGCAGGCCGCGGAAGACGTGAGCTCCGTTGACGAGTCGCCGCCGACGCGCGAGGAGCTCGAGGCGAAGGCCGAAGAGCTCGGCGTGAAGGTCGACAAGCGGTGGGGCGATCGTCGCCTCATGGTCGAACTGACGAAGGCTCTCGAAGGCAAGGGCGATTGACGATGGGCTACTCGAAGCGTCAGTTCCTCGAAGCGGCGTTCACGGAGATCGGCCTCGCCGACTACGTCTTCAACCTGACGGCGCAGGAACTCGCGACCGCGCTTCGCCGCCTCGACGCGATGATGGCCGAGTGGAACGAGCGCGGCCTCCGTCTCGGCTACCCGCTCCCTGGCTCGCCTCAGTTCTCCGACCTCGACGCGCCGTCGGGTGTCCCCGACCGTGCGAACGAGGCGGTCATCACGAACCTCGCGTGCCGCATTGCGCCGAGCTACGGGAAGCAGGTGCTCCCGGGCACGATGACGACCGCGCGCGGGGCGCTCAACACGATCCTCGTCCGCGCTGCGTCCCCGACGCCGATGCGCTACCCTGGCACGCTCCCCGTGGGCGCCGGAAACAAGCCTTGGTCGACGCAGGGCGACCCCTACATGCCGCACCCCGTCGAGCCGCTGCTGCGCAGATTCAGACGCTCACGGGAGCGGATCAAATCCCCGTGTACTCCGCATCGAACGGCGACGCGCGCAAGGCGTCGCTGACGGCGCTCGTCGACTACTTCGAGACGGCGTTCGCCTCGCCGGAGTACGTCACGCAATACGCGAGCCCGAACGTCAACGGCTTCGTCGTCAACGTGGCGAGCACGACGCAGTCGACGTGGCTTCTCCTCACGCCGACGAGCGCCTTCGCGACGGGGACCATCGTCCTCCCGGCTGCGGCGCAGATCCCCGACGGGCTCGAGCTCCTCGTCTACTCGTCGCAGGACATCACGTCGCTCGCGGTCTCGCTCAACGGCGCGACGGCGGTGAACAACGCGCCCGGCGCTCTTTACGCTGGCGCGACGTTCGCCCTGCGCTTCGACAAGCTCTCGAACGCCTGGTGGACGGTGCAGAGCGCCGGCAGCTACGCGCAGGGCTCGTGGACGCCGGTCCTCGTGCTTGGCACGGTCGTTGGCACCGTGACCTACACGGGGCGGTGGACGCGCGTCGGGCGTCAGGTCACCGTCGAGATTCTCATCGAGACGGCCGCGGCGTCGCAGCTCACCTTCACCGCCGGCGCGTCCTATTGGACCGGCCTCCCCGCCGCGCTCGTCCCCGCGGGCGGACCGAACGTCGTCGCGACGGGCCCGCGTAGCGCGACCTACACGACGTCGTCGCTCGTCGTCGCAGACTTCGTTCCGGGAACCGGCGTCACGGTGACGCTCGGCCCTGGCAACACCACGATTCCCGGCGCACCGGGCGCTACGAAGGCGCTCTTCACCGCGACGTACACCATCTGACGGAGCCGTTTCCATGAGCTACTACCTGCAAGCCTTCGCGCCCGCCTTCGGTAACGGGCTTCTCCTTTTCCCCGGCGTCGCGAGCGCTACGACGGCCTTCCCGAACAACAGCAACGCCGTCGAGCTCACGAACCTCGGCGCGACGCGCGTGTCGGTGAGCTTCGGCGACACAAACGCCGTCACGGCGTCGCTCAACGCCGACTACACGATCCTCCCCGGGATGAAGATCGTCGTGACGAAGAACCGCGCCTTCCAGTTCATCGCGCACATCAGCAGCGCGGCGGGCGGCTCCCTCCACATCATCCCCGGCGAGGGCTTCTAATGGCGCTCCGAGCACTTCAAGGGCCTACCGGCGGCGGCTCTCCCGTTGGCGGCGGTGGAACTTCCTCGCCCTCGACGATCCCCCGCTGGACCGGGCCGAGCACGTTGGGGGATTCGGGGCTCATCGACAACGGCACCGCGATCTACACGACGGCGCGAGACTTTGCCGTGGGGATCGCAACACCAAGTGCCACGTCGACAATCTACAAGG